CCAGGCCAGCTGCGTGAGCGGGTGACCGTCCAGCAGCCGACACGTACGACTACAGATTTGGGTGAATCACAGCTCAGCTGGTCCACCTACGCGACCAGGTGGGCGAGCGTGGAAGGCGTCAGCAGCCGCGAGGCGTTGCAGTTTGGTCAGCAGCAAGTCGAGATCACGCACAAAGTGCGAATGAGATACCTTGATGGGCTTACCTCACAGATGCGTCTGCAGTGGCGTAGCCGCACACTGGATGTCGTGAGCGTACTGGAATATGGAAATCGCAGCGAGCACGTGCTCATTTGCCAGGAGCAGGTGGCCTAATGGGCGTTGACATCGACATCGAGCTGCCGACGCTCAAAGAGCTGCAGGACGCGTTCAAGTCGCTGCCAAACAACATTGCTGCCAAGCATATGGCAGCAGCTCTTGGCCGTGCCATCGACCCGACATACAAACTTATTCGACAGCTGACACCTCGCGGGCCGACCGGAAACCTTAAAAAGGCCGTCAAAAAGAAAACCAAGCGATACGTGCGTGACGGTGCGGGCGTTGCGGTCGCTGGTTACACCAAACCGCCGCGTGGAAAGATTGATTCCGACAGGAAGGCAAACGAGCGCGGCTTTCACGCTCATTTCGTTGAAAAGGGCACGAAGGAGCGGCAGACGAAAGGCCGTGTTGCTTCCTCATATTCGCAACGTCCGTTCACAGTGGTGCGACGCAAAAACGGTGCTCTTGTCACCAAACCAAAGCCACCAAAGGGATTTTTGAAGGGAACGTTTTCTGGCGAACAGGTCGACCTTGGGAAAATGCCCGTGGGCGGCAAGTCGGGTACGCCACCTATCGAGACCGCATACGCACGCCAGAAAAGCCAAATCAAGGCAGACACAATCAAGGAAATGGCTGCTGGCATTCTGAATGCGACAAAGGAAATGGCCAGGCCGTTTCGCGGCGGAAAGGCTCAGTAATGGCAGTTCGCTACCCAGACAAAAACATCAGAAACGCCCTGATCTCTGACGCCAGCGTCACGCAGTACGTGGGACATCGCGTGTTTAACCAGTACGCGACGCCAGAGACGCCGCTGCCGTTTATCGTGACCAGACGCACCGCCACTGAGCGTGAGCAGGCATTCACAGTGCCAGTAGGCGTGCCGCGGCTCACGCTGAATCTTGTCTGTTACGCGGCGACGTTCGAGGAAGCCAGGCTAGTGGCAGATGCCGTTCGGCGTGTTCTGGATGGGTACGGTGGCTATTTCGACAATACACAGGTGAAGCAAGTCGCAGTAGAAGAAGAGCGCGACGAGCTCGTGCAACTCGCAGGCAGCGAAAAACCGCCAGCGTTTGCCGTCGAAATGGACCTAGACATCTGGTGGCAGGAGACATAGCAGATGGCGACTACGCCGCACGATTCATCCGGAACGACGCTTGTCTTTGACGGCACCACGTTCACGGTCACAAACCTGACGCTCAACTACAACGACGTTCGCGAGCGGATCGACATCAGCCATCTGGGTCAGACAACTGGCGAGCAGTTGGCCAGCCAGGATGCTCCCCTTGTCGGCACTGTTGACGACACTGGCGTCGAAATCAGTTTTGACTACATCGGCACGACCGAGCTCGAGGGCAGCACCAGCGGCACGCTTACTATCGCTGGCGGACTGACTCTTTCTCGTGCTGCAACTGTTGCTAGTTCAAGCGTGACGCTGGCCGTCAACGATGTGGTCCGCGGCAGTGCCACCATGCGAGTCGCAGCGAGCTAGCTGCGGGAGGAACCCGTGGCAACAGTATCGCAAGGCATCTCGTTTTCATTTGACGGCTCGCCAGCCAGTGAGATTAGGAATCTATCCTGGTCTGTTGGAGGCGGCTACACGATGGCTAGGGACTCGGCATACATGGCAGAGGCTGGCAGCGTGACACTGGAAACGCTTGGCAGCATCAGCACAAACCTGTGGGGTACTGCTGGATCGTTAGTCATCACCGGTGGCGGCATGGGCTTGACAGTGGATGCAGTATGCACGCAGGTCAGTGCCAGCGCAAACCTGAACGGCGTCACCGTGTACGCAGCAGAGTTTGCGATCATTACGTGAGGGATTGATGGACATCAAAGCCGCCATTTTGGCTAGCAGCAAGAAACATCTACAAAAAGTGCCTGTCCCCGAATGGGGCGTTGATGTCTTTCTTCGGACAATGACTGCAGGCGAACGTGACGCGTGGGAGCTGGCGTGGATTGAGAAGCAAGGCAAGGGTGGCGTCGCAAACTTTCGCAGCGTGTTTCTGGCCAAGTGCCTGTGCGACGAGAATGGCGATCGGCTGTTTTCGGATGCCGAGGTGCCGCAGCTGGCGGAGCAGGACGCCAACGTAATCAATCGGCTGTTTGAGTTGGCACGTGAGCGAAACGCTCTTACGTCGGACCAGGTAGACGAGCTAGCAAAAAACTAAACGCCCGGCCGAGTAGACGTTTTCTGTTTGCTTTGGCCGGGCACCTCGGAATGACGGTGGCAGAACTATGCGAGCGAATGGACAGCCGCGAGCTCAGCGAATGGTATGCCTACGTGGCTCACTTCCGCGGCCCGCTAGACGACCCTTGGCACCAGGCGGGCACGATAGCGTCTGCAGTGCTGGCTCCGCACACTCGCGTAGGAAAACGCCCAAAGCCATCAGACTTCGTTCCCATCACACGTGCACCGCAGCACGAGCTCCAGCTGCAAGCGACGATGGATCAGCTTAGGAGGTGCTGAGTAATGGCCACCACAGCACTTGGGCTCGCCCTGCAGATCTCGGCCAGCACGGCCGGGCTCGCCAAGAGCGTGAACGAAGTAAATCAGAAGCTCGACTCGATGGCAGAGGCTGGCAAGAAGTCTGCCAAAGACCTGGCCATCCTAAAGACCATCGAGATCTCTCGCGCATTGATCGACGGCGTTCGCACGCTGACTGGCTTACTTTCGTCTGCCGCGGCTTCAGCCAAAGATCTGTTTGACGACAGCCGCCAGGCCATCGACGCCATTGGCAAGCTGGCCAGCCAGACTGGTTTGGCAGTGGAAACCATTCAGGCATATCAGCAAGCTGCTGACTTGTCTGGCGTCAGCACCGATGAGCTTGCACGGTCTCTGCAGAAAATGCAGATCAATCTCGGAAAGCTCAACGAAGAAAGCGATGACGATCCATTTACTGAGCTTGGCCTTTCTGTTGTCGAACTTCAAAAGTTAGGCGCAGAAGAAACGTTTGAGAAAATCGCTGGCTCGATTGCGAATCTATCCACAGATGCCGAAAAGGCTGCTGTGGCAAATGAGATTTTTGGCCGAAACGGCGTGAAGCTGCTGCCGCTTCTGAACCAAGGGGCAGACGCTCTGCAGCGGCAAAGAGAAGAGACCGAACAGCTAGGCATTCTCAGCGAAGAGCAAGTGCGTGGCGTGGAAGCAATGAACGACGCTTTCACCAAAGTTGGCGCGGCACTTGGCAGCATTATTAACCAAGTCACAGCAGAACTTGCTGGGCCAATCGAGACGATTACGAATCAAGTTCTTGAGATGATCAAGCAGATTGGCACAGAAAACATTGCGGCTGCCATCACAAATACGCTGCTTGACTTTGGCGAGTCGTTTCTGAACGCACTTGAGTTTTTCGCAACCTTCATGGCCACGTTTATCGAGGCAATCAAAGACATTCTCGAAAGCCTAGGGTATGACGTTCGCTCCGCTGAAGAGAAACGTCTGCAGCAGCTAGAGGAAAGGGAAACGGCTGGCAGGGCTGCTAGGAGAGGCGGCAGGACTGGAGTGGCCGCTGGGCGAAGGCTTGCAGATCTTGGCGGAAGACTTTCGCCAGAGGAGCAGCAAGAGCTCGCTGCACTTCGGGAACGCACAGGAAGTGCAGTCGATCAAGTTGGTTCGTTTTTTGAAACAGCCCGCGAAGGCATTGAAATGGCTCGCGAGCGCGTAAACGTGCAACCAGCTGAAGCACCGGAAGAGCAGGTTGATGCAACCAACGGCGTCAAACGTGCTGTAGAAGATGGAAATAATGAAGTCGTCGACGCTGTTGACAGGCTTGGTGAAACGCTGCGGCCGCCTGCGGCAGTAGATATTCTTGGAGCCGCAGCATGAGCGTGACCAGCTTTCGCGAGCTAACGGGCAGAACGTTTGACCACAGGTTTGGCGAATCGCCAACCGCGGTGCGTCGATTCGGCGTAACGCTCGACAATCCTGCTACCAGCAACCAAGCAATCCTCAACGCCATCGGCATTTTCCACGGTGCGTTCCACCCGGAATATCCGTTTCTGCGTTGCACAGAAGGCAGCGTCAAGGAAGCCACGCCGACGCCGTACCATGCGGAAGTTTCGTATCGCTACGAAGTGCCGCAGGTGGGCACACAAGACTTTGAGCCTGACCCTCTTTCCAGGCCACCTATCTGGTCTTTCTCGTCAACTACAACAACAAAGCCCGCACTGAACTACTACGAAGGCGATGGCAATTCTGATATTAGGCCGCTGACAAACACCGCAGATGATTACTTCGAGGGACTTACGGTTGAGTCTGCCGAAATCAGAGCTGTGATTGCCGCAAACAAGATCGCTTACCCATATGCAGATGCAGCTGCCGTCACCAACGCAATAAATGATGCACCATATCTTGGGATGCCAAAGCACACTTGGAAATGCCAAGGGATAGGTGCGCAACAAAAGACAGAAGTTGTGTCTGTTGGCGGCACTGATATAGAGGTTAAGTATTGGGAAGTGACTGTAGAGCTGCTGTATCGTCCTGAGACATGGCTGCTGAAGCTGCCAAACGTGGGATACAACTACTACCCAGGCGGCACCGGAGACAAGGCACCAGTTTATGTAACCGATGCAGCTCCAAACTCTGCCACAAACGGGCAGGATGTGCCTTCGCAATCGCCATTGTCATTGACAGAAAATGGTGACATTAAGACAGGCGAGCCAGACATACTTGAAAGAAGACCGTATCCTGAAGTGGACTTTGAGTTTTATTTTAGTTTGCCAACATTCTGAGACTTTAAAATGAGTGACATTGCTTACACCGTAAATGGTCAAGTCAGAAAAGGCTCACTGTCACAATCCTTCTCGGCCAGCGGCGTCACCGCAAACATGGCCAGTGCTGGCGTCGTCGCGGTCACGCTCGAGCTCGGCACGACAACCACGCAGATCACGACCACGGACATCGGAACGCTTGGCCTTGCGTTCTGCCGCAGCCTTGCCACTGAGACCACGCACACTGTCAGCTTTGGCCGCCTCGACAGCAACACGCTTTACGATGCCGTCAGGCTGAAGGCAGGCGAAGCTGCGGTGCTGCGT